GGCGTCTATAAGCTGAACATAGAGTCTCCAAAAACTAGCGTCATGTCATTTGATGAAAGCAACATGAATTCAGACATCACGCTTGGCTGGGCTGCTCGAGAGAAAAGATTCAATCGCGTTACCGTAAAGTTTGACAACAGGAACAAAGAATACACAGAAGATACTGTGAGTTTTCCAAAGACGAACAGCACGGAACATCAAGGCTTTCTTACGCAAGACAACAACGAAGACTTGCATACTGAAGTTGAGCTTAAGGGCGTCGTTGACTGGTACCAAGCATTGGATGCAGCTGAGTTTTTAGTGCGAGAGTCTAGGAATCAGAACTTCATCACCTTTGTAGCGCAGCCGCTCGCTATGGCGTTAGAGCCTGGAGACGTGATTGATGTTACGTCTAGCTCTCTTAACCTTTCTGCTGAGAAATACAGAGTGCGCGAAATAGAAGTCATGAGCAATCTGACTTGTAAAGTTAAAGCTCAAATTTACGACGCCGCTACCTACGTTTGGGATCAGACCGTTGCGGAGCCGATTGTATTTAGAACTCCGACGAACTTATTTGCATCCCCAAGCGCGATGACTGGGCTTACAATTACCAGTGCGGCCGACGTTAACTTCGATGGCACGGCAACACGCAAATTAACAGTCTCATGGACGGATATTGACACTGGTACATATGGAAGTCCTGTTGATCGGATACACATCGAGTACAAGCTTTCTACTGAATCTGCATACACTTCGGTAATTTGTGACAAAGGCAGCACTTCTACGGTCCTTTCAGGCACTACTGACGTCGTAACGTATGACGTACGTGCACGGTTTATAAACACGATAGGGAACTATAGCCCTTATGCAGCCACGACACACACGGTCGCCAGTCTTGCTACAACAATTGACGCTTATGACCAAACAGCACGCAATGACTCCGCAGCCGCAGTCGGCACCGCTAACTCGGCGCTAGGAGTCGCGGCCTCTGCGAATGGAACTGCTCAAGCGGCGGCAAATACAGCAAACAATGTCTCAGGTGTTGCTAACTCTGCTAACAGTACGGCTAACTCTGCTAACAGNACGGCTAACGCTGCGAACAGTACGGCTAACGCTGCGTCCACTGCGGCAAATGCTGCGTCCAACGCGGCGGCGGCGGCGCAGACCTCGGCTAACAATGCGGCAACAGCAGCCCAAACTGCTATTAACGACCTTGCAACAGTAAGCACGGACCTTGGGACAGCCGAAAGCGTTCTTAGCGCCCTTGGCATAAGCACTAGCGCCAGTATCGCAACCCTTAATGGCGACGTGGTTGCCGCACAAACCGCCGGTGACACAGGAATAGCTGACGCAGCTTCGGCTGCAGCTATTGCCGCTAATGGCGTAAGCGATGCAGCGACAGCGCAACAGGCTGCCGGTGCGGCTCAAGGAACAGCCAACTCAGCACTAGGGATCGCAAACACTGCGGCAAATGACGCTGGTACGGCTTTGCAAGGCGTTCAGCAACACACGAGTGATATCTCAGCTCTTAATCAGCAATACGGTATTACAGTGACATCGCAAGGATATGTCAGCGGTTTTTCGTTGCTTAATAATGGTAACCAAAGCGAGTTTAATATTGTCGCAGACAAGTTCAACATTTATAACGGTGTGAGCCTCAAACAGGTGTTTGGCGTCAGTGGTAGTGATGTAATCATGCAGAACTTGCGGGTAGGTACTGCGGTAATTGACAACTTAGCTATTACAACTGGCAAGATTGAAGATGAAGGTGTTACTAAGTTTGATGCGAGTACAACCAACACAACTGTCCAAGTCGGTCCATCAGCAACTTCAACGCTAGTGTCAGTAAGCGTAACTCCAACTGCTAATGGGACAATCTACGTGACTGGCGGTGCGTTCGTGCTTGCGTCTTCAGCGGCAGGAACTACTGGCGCTATGGCAAGTGGCTTCACTGTTCGGCTTCTTAAGAACAACGCAAACCAGCGGGTAATAAATAACTGCTACGCGCAAGGCCTAACGACACAGTTCATGCAGCTTGACAGCGAGCATGCGGTATACGCCAACAATACTTATACATACGCATTTCAAATAAGCGGAAACGGCTATCTAAGCGGTAGCGCGGCGTACACGCTCGCCGTTAACGCCTCTGTGTCATATCTTTTGAGGTACAAATAATGGATAAACCAACATGGGGTACAAAGCGCTGGTCTGATCTTGCTTCATGCGATTGGACGCAGGCGACAGACGTACCGCTATCATCAGAGAAGAGAGAAGAGTGGAGAGTCTATCGTCAAGCTCTCCGCGACGTTCCACAGGACTTTCCTAATGCTGTATTTTGGGACGAGGTCGACTGGCCAGAGAGGCCTGAGTAATGGAATACTTAGACCAGATAAAAAGAGACGAAGGGTTGCGTTTGCATCCGTACACCTGCACAGCAGGGAAGCTTACTATAGGGTACGGCCGCAACCTCGATGAGGTCGGTATTACTGAGCAAGAGGCTCACATTTTACTAACTGAAGACATTAAAAACGCACGCAAAGATGCACAGTCATTTGCATCAATTGAAGTATGGCCGCGTCTATCTCCCACGAGGCAGGCGGTCCTCATCAACATGGCGTTCAATTTAGGTTTGCCAAAGCTGCGCATGTTTAAACGGTTCCACAACTATCTAACTAAGGGCCGATTCGATTTGGCCTCTGTCGAAATGCTTGACTCACATTGGGCAACCCAAGTGGGCTTCAGAGCAACACGCCTTGCCGACGCAATGCGCCAAGGATGACCAACTACCCCCTCACCGCAATGGTTTGGGGGTTTTTTGCCAAAGGCACAGATTCAACAATCTCTTTTAGCTTTGCTACGCTGTAGCCTTTAAAGTACAACTGTCCTGACATTGTGGAACCTTTACCTTCCTCGTGTCCAACCAGCCAAGCGCACTGCTGTTCCGTCCAGTCGGCTCTACCGACGTAAGTAATGAACGAGACGCGCAAACTGTGGAACGACATTGATCTACGATTGTCTGCTCCCAGCACTCTCTTTTTAGCTCTCCCGAACCGCTTGCTGAAGGCTTCGGGGTTGCCCCAGTTATCCTTGTTTGCTAGGACCGCATCCCGTATACAGTCCCTTATAGGTACTATACGTTGGCCTGCCTTTGTCTTAGAGACGCCCACATTAAACGAGGTGACACCTTCAACTTCGACTATCTGAGACGTAAACATTTCAGCGAGACGCATGCCTGTATATCTGCCAACGAGGGCCAACAGCCGGTCATCGGGGGTAAGTTCTTCCATGATCTTATATAGTAAGTCATCGTCCATAAGCTCGTACGACTGGGTGTCATCAGGACCCATCAGGTGCTTCCTAAACGGGTTGTCGCCGCTGCTTATTAGACCACGCGTAAGCGCGTGATCGTGGATTAAACCTAAGCACGAAAGGTCGGTCTTGCGCGAACTTTGCGAAAGCGAGCTGGCCATTGAGTCGAGCCACGCGGCGACAGTTGGCTTCTTTATTGATTCCAGCGGTTGATCCCCAAAGCGCTCGATTGCCTTTGCGTACTTTGACCATGTTTTAGATGGCAGCACCTTGACCTTTTTTAAAGCCTCAAGTCCATCGAGCAGACTGAACGTGTACTCTACTTCGCGCGGTCGCCCAGTGAGTACTTCTTGCGCTGCACGCCACCTAATCTGATCAACTGGCTCGAGATTTGCAAACAGTTCTTTGTGCTCTTCTTCAGTTCCGTATGCAAAGAGATCTTCTATGTGCTGTGGAAAAGATGTGGTCTCGTCAGCAACCTTCTTGTAAAGAGAGCTCGGCCGATTAGCGTCGACAAGCCGATCCCACTCATCGTCGATCGTGGCTGCGCGAACGAGCGCTGTGTTTAGGTCACTAGTCTTTAATGTGCGCAGATACGCGCGGGTCTCGAACAGGTGTTGAATCGCCTTAGGAACTCGGCGTTGGTAATAATATACGTTGTGTCTTTTACGTACGTGCATAATAACCATTGTAGTCACCTTTGTAGTCATGTTCAACTACATAAGTCACTGTAATGTATACACATCAACCAGTTATGGTTAAATGGCGGAGAGAGAGGGATTCTCAGCCACCGGCCTACTTAGTATACAAAACAACAACTTATATAGCCCTTGTTTAAGTCATGTAGTCATACGTGTAGTCTTGCTAATCAGCGCCTAGTAGGGAAGAGAGGATACAAATTGCTAGGCTTGTTCTTCTTCTTTTGCCTTATCTCGTCGAGGCGCCGTTGTTGTATTTCTGTATTAGCAAAATACACAGGGACACTCGTGTAACCGATGTTGCAGACCATGCCTAAATAAGAACTGGCAGAAGGCACGCCGCTATAAATGTTCTTATAAAAAACAACGGCGTTTATTGTCTCTGAACTACCTAAGTAAACGTTAGTCTTTGCCCAGCTGCTCGACATCGACAGCCAAGGATGCTGGCCGTCGTGCCGTTGCTCTGACCACGCAGAAGAGTACCCGATGATCGTGCCACCGTTAACAACCTGGTAGAGTTCTTTAATAGCTGAATTTGCCATAATAACCCGATGATTGGCATCCAGCGCTGCCCACCAGTCGTTTGAGTAGTTCCATTCGGGATCCCAGTGCTGGTCTAAAAAATTCAACCGCAGCCCCTAAAAGCGTGTGTGCTTTAGTGTATAAGTCAAAGTGTGAATGATACGCATTACGCATCTTCGCTTACGGAGTATAGCTGCTACAGAATGGTTTTTCTATCGTCTGGCGCGTACAAGCACCCAAAAAGATGTGGGTCGACGGCCGCAAGATATGACTTAGTGAATTCTTGCAAATCGCATTCGAGTATCTTAGCCCACAGGTGCAAGTCTTTACTTGGTATCTTTGCGCCGCCGGCCTCCACGTTAGATATAAATGTAAAGTAAGTCTGTTCAGTTGCTGATGCTACGTCAAGCTGCGTAAGTTGCAGCTCTTGGCGCCTTCTCTTAAGTCGGCCTCCAAATATCTTTCTAGCTGCTTTATCTACCTTTTGCATTTTCTTGCTCACACGTAGCACGGCTTCTTGCCGGCCTTTTGTGTTTGCGTAAGTCATTTTATTGTCCTCTTGTTAATGAATGTGCCACCATCATACTACGTTTGGATTATTAATGGCACTTACATACACTGACTTTTTAATATAAATTAGCACTAATAGTTGTCAGTATATATCGAAACGATATAATATGCGCCTATTCAAAAATGGATACATCGATGACATCATAAACAAACTCGAAGCAAACCGAAACTATACACCATCACTTGGAGAAGAACCTATGCCTGAACAAATCACTTACACAGACGAAGACGCAATAAAAGAGCAACTTTGGGAGACAGAGATGATACGCAAAGGACGCGACGCTTACTTATCTGCTTTAAGAGGCGCCAACCTTGCAGACACAGACGTTGGAACAAGCTTATTTATGACGATGATTCCAAACGTAGTAGCAGCTGTCAAGGTTAAGCAAGAGGAGCATGCCGCCATCCTAGTTAGCGGAGCTAAGCGCAAAAACGGCGCAAACCACCTACTGCCGCTTGTCCGAGCAGACCTGATTGCAGTGGCAATAGTTCAGCACTTTTTAAGAAACCTGCTGCGCGAAGGCGGCGAACCCCCTACCCTTCGGTCGATGCTCGACGCAATGGAAGCAGCGTATATTGAGGCTATGGCACTTCAGATGTGGGAGCAAAACGACGTAGTGACATACAATCACTTTTGGAAGACGCAAGCCGACAAACTGGCGACAATAGGAGCTGGAACTCGCCACGCTAATCGAGCTAAGACTCGCCTTAAAGCACGCCTTTCTGATTATTACACGCAGTTTAAAGAGCAGCACGACACTACGCAGCATATGCAGCTTAGCGTTGCGACAGAGCTTTTGTCTTGCATTGGCTTTAAGCGCGTGAAGACAATAAGCGAGGCAGAGGCGATGACTTTAACGGAAACAGACGGTGAGGAGTCTGTCATGCTTGTTGACTACAAGTACTGTAAGCTTCTGTCTGATCACGGACCATTTAGCAGTCTCTTTATACTACGAGATTCGACCACTCGTTATAACCGCGCAGAACGCTTAATGTATCTTAGTGAAGAAGCTGAAGACATTATCGATTACCGTGTCGAGCGAGGATGCATTGGTAATGTGAGTCTACGGCCAATGCTAGTAAAGCCAAAACGTTGGATCTTAACTACACCGTAAGGATTAACCAACGTAATGCCAAACCATTAAAAGGTATAATATAGTGTACCAGTATATCGTTACGCTATATAATAGTCCTATCAACAACGCAAACGAGGACAGATCATGAAAAACGTAAAAATAGGAAACATCATCATCTTGAAGCCAGAATATATGGATGCTGGCGACGATGCTAACGTGCTGTTTGCTATCAAAGATCAGTATGACAACGGACGCGTTTTATGTCAGTGGAACAATCAAGATGACGTAGTGTTCAAGTCCACTACTCTTATTGCTGATTTCATGATCGAGGAAATTCTTTAATCTGAGGAGATTATATGTTTAAAGAGAACGGCGCTTACCACGAAATTGAACGTAAGCTTTACAACGTGACTTATGCACGCCACACAATGATTCCTTCACAGCGAGCGCTTGACGCTCTTCACGCCATACAAGAAACGCCATGGACAATTAACGAAGATGTAATGAATTTCGTCGATTGGCTGAAAGCTGGAGGTAAACACACAGCGATGGGCTTTGCTTACAGCGAAGAGCCAATGACTCGGCTTACGCAGCTGGAGTTTGCCAACCTGTCTAAAAAGGAACGTCGTGACATTTACTCAGAAAAGCGAGCGCGCGAGTCTCGTCGCGGTAAAAGATCGGCAATACAAAGTCGCATCGGCGTTGCACAAGACCTTCGCAATCGCGGCAACTTTTACCAGCCGCAGTTCTTCGACTTTCGCGGTCGCGTATACCCAATGAATACAGAGTTCAACAATCAAGCAGACCACTGGGCCAAGGGCATGATGATGTTCTCAAACGGCATGGCGCTTGGCGAGCGAGGTTTGTATCAGCTAAAGCTACACGTTGCTAATACGTGGGGTCAAGACAAGCTGCAGCTTGACGATCGAGTCGCTTATGTTAATGATCGCTTAGCGACAATCGCGAACATCAAACTGTCATTTGCGTATGCTTCTGAGGAGTGTGCGCTTGCCGATGAACCACTCGCGTTCTACGCGGCAGCTATCGACCTTGCCGCCGCGCTCGAGCTTGACGATCCTAAACAGCATGTGTCACACACGGCATGCGCAGTGGACGGTACCTGTAACGGGCTTCAAATTCTATCGCTCCTCGGCCACGACTCTATTGGAGCAGATAAAACAAACTGTACGTCAAACCCAATGCGCCAAGACGTTTATATGGAAGTCGCGGACATATGTATGCAGTTAGTGACAGCGGATTTGGCGTCTGCTCGCACCATTGATTCGACAGACGCCGAAGGCGAAGAGGTTAAGATCGCTATAGCGGATATCGCGGAAATATGGGACAAACACTTAGCGTGTCCTAGCCGACGCCGCAAAGCGGTCAAGCGCGCGATTATGACTACAGCGTACGGCGTTTCTGAGTTCTCGATGGGCAACAACCTTCTGCAAGATGGCATTGTCGATAAGCTCGTTATTCCAGACTCTTTATCTGACGGCGTCGCAGTTAACAAGTTAAAGTCTGCTTTTGCTTCTTACTTTCGCGACAAGATCGTTATAGCTCGCGCAGGAGCCATCAGCCAAGCGGTCCAAATCATGGACTACTTTACCTACACAGCCAAGCAGCTCGGCGATCACGGATGCGACTTTACGTGGACAACTCCAGACGGCTTAAAAGTTACGCAGAGCTATCGCAAGACTGACAAGCGTGTTTATCGATCAGCGGACGTTGGCGAGCTCGTTGTTAAAAAGATCACAGAAGATCGCAATGTGAAGAAGCAAGGCACTGGTGCGGCGCCCCAGGTCGTGCACAGTCTCGATGCTGCAATGTTACGTACCACGTGTCTTGAAATGGTGCACAGAGGGTACGCCGATTTGTGCATGATCCATGACTCTTATGGCACTCACGCTGGAGCAATTGACGTTATGCACGAGGTGCTTAGAAAAGTTGCCGTAGATATGTTTGCTGGAAACTGGCTCAAAGACTCGTTTCATGCAGAGCAGCTCCAACACGACGTCGAACTCATATCACCGCCATCGCAAGGCACTCTTGATGTAGCGGCTGAGATACCAAATGCCACATATTTCTTTTCATAAAACTACATCGAAACGGTTCACTATCAGTACAAACGTAGTATAATCTATCTACTAACTAAATATACGAGGAGTTACAGATATGAGCACACGAGCAACTTACGAATTTCAAGCCACAAAGCGTATATATCGAGATGGTCAAAACTGGCACGATGCACCGGATATTACTCTGTACGTGCATCACGACGGTTACCTAGCTGGCGCCGCAGCCAAGTTAGACTTTGACGGCGCGATCTGCACCACGGCCGAGAGCTTCATTCGCCACAACGCAAAAGCTGAAATTACCGACTCTCATGACTCACACGGTGACACGGACTTTAGATACACAGTTTATTGGGATGACCGTGGTTCGCGTGCACAGATACTTGCCGAAAAGCGTTACTACGCTAACACCGAGGACAACGAATCTGGTAAAGATTACTGGAAACCAGTGTTTGATGGTGCGCTTATATCCTTCATTATCGCTTACAAGCCAACATCATGAGTACTAGTGCGCAAGTCCAAGAACTCATAAACCGTTTCGTTCTTCTCGGGCTTTCTAGGCCCGAAGCAGAGCGCTTGGCGCAGCACAACCAATAGGGACCTTCGGGTCCCTTTTTGCGTAATTATTTTCATTTAATTGCAACTATTACACCGTTTCGGTGTACAACCGTTTCCCACGTTATATAATCTTTATATCAACTAACGAAACGGAATAAAGCAATGATTAAAACGATTCAAATTGACTGGACCTTTGCCGCCCAACGACGTGTTGGACGAATCATTGAGCGCCTTCCACTTGAGTGTTTGGTCATGTGGACTTTCGTTGCAACAGCCTCTTTTTTAATCGCAAGCTAACTACGGAGAAACAGCATGATTGACTTTTCAGATATTTTGCATATAGACAACATTGAGTTAGAGAACGATGAGATCGTCTTTTACTTTAATGATGGCGAGCCGTGCTACACACGTGCAAGGCACAAAGGACACAACACTTGCGCGTATCTTGAGGTCATCTTAGCGGATCTTAAACAAATGAAGGCACATATCGCCGTTAAGAACTACGCCGCTGCTTTCCATGCCGCTATTGACGTTCACCACATGTTGAGGAGAGCTTGCGAACGCGGTTCGATCCGTCAGTTAACACCAGGCGAAATCACAACTCTTCGAACACACTCTTACTTCCTCTAGCTCAACTAACTGCTTCACCTACAGGGACCTTCGGGTCCCTTTTTTGTGCCTGTCTTTTATTGATGTACCAACAGATACAACCCTAAGAAGAGAACCAGAAGTCTACTCATAGCTGCTCTTACAGCACGTGAAATATGTCGTGCTAAGAACGCCTCGAGCCTCTCTTTACCAGCAACCACCCATCAATTAACCGAAAACAAGTCGAGGTGACACAGTAGATGAACGAATATCAAGAATTTATACACAAGAGCAGATACGCTCGATGGATACCAGAAGAAAACAGACGAGAGACTTGGGAAGAAACAGTCGATCGCTACGTAGGCTTTTGGATTAGCAGAGAACAGGTCTCGTCTAAAGAAGCAGCCGACATAAAGCAAGCAATATTCAATTTGGATGTCATGCCGTCTATGCGCTGCATGATGACGGCTGGCAAAGCGCTTGAGAAAGACAACGTTGCAGGGTTCAACTGTAGCTACTTACACATTGACCATATACGGGCTTTTGACGAGCTACTGTATATTTTGATGTGTGGTACAGGTGTCGGCTTTAGCGTTGAGCGCAACTTTATCAACAAGCTTCCAGAGATAGCAGAAACCTTCCACCCTACTGACACAACAATCGTTGTATCTGACAGCAAGATAGGTTGGGCAAGTTCCTTTAGAGAGCTTATCAGCCTGTTGTACGCTGGAAAGATACCAAACTGGGACATGAGTAGGATTCGGCAGTCAGGTGCTCGGTTAAAGACATTTGGCGGCCGAGCGTCAGGTCCCGAACCACTGGTCGACCTCTTTAACTTTTGCTCAAAGGTTTTTCAAACGGCAAGAGGTAGAAAGCTTACATCAATAGAGTGCCACGACATCTGCTGCAAGATTGCTGACATTGTTGTGGTTGGTGGTGTTCGCAGGTCTGCGCTAATTAGCTTGTCTAATCTTAGCGATCAGCGGATGCGCAAGGCCAAGTCCGGCCAGTGGTGGGAGAATGATGGCCACCGTAGGCTCGCCAACAACTCTGTAGCCTACACCGAAAAACCTGACTTTGAAGCGTTTCTAACAGAGATGCAGTCAATGTATGAAAGCAAAGCCGGAGAGCGTGGGATATTTAGTCGCGTGGCTGCTCAAAAGATTGCAGCTAGAAACGGGAGGCGCGACGCAGAAAGGGAATTCGGAACAAATCCGTGTTCTGAGATTATTTTGCGCAGTAACCAGTTCTGTAATTTGTCGGAAGTTATCGTCAGGCCTGATGACTCGCTTGAAGGTCTGAAAGACAAGATCCGCATCGCGACAATCATAGGGACACTTCAGTCTACTCTTACAGACTTTAGATACCTACGTAACGCTTGGAAACACAACACCGAAGAAGAAGCGCTACTAGGTGTGTCGTTAACTGGAATCATGGACCACAAAATGCTCGGCAAACATTCTGACAAGCTAGAGATGTGGCTGTCGGAGATGAAGCAGACGAGTATCGAGGTAAACAAAAAGTGGGCTGCAAGGCTCGGTATAAACCAGTCTACGGCAATCACGTGCGTCAAACCTTCGGGAACAGTTAGTCAGCTTACAGACACTGCATCTGGAATCCACCCTAGATTCAGCAGCCACTATATACGGCGTGTCCGATCTGACAAGCAAGACCCTTTGGCCACCTTTATGGCTAACCACGGGTTTCCTGTCGAACAGGACGTGATGTCTCCGCAGTCGCTCGTGTTCTCGTTTCCTGCTAAGTCGCCAAAGTCTAGCACCACGGTAAAGCAAGTCGGTGCAATGGAGCAGCTACAGCTTTGGAAGACATATCAGAACTTTTGGTGTGAGCACAAGCCAAGCATAACGGTTTACTACACTGATGATGAGTACCTCCAAGTTGCCCAATGGATTTGGGATAACTTTGAAATATGCTCGGGCATTTCGTTGCTGCCTTATAGCGACCACGTTTACCAACAGGCGCCTTACGAGCAGATAACGCCTGCGCAGTACAAAGAGATGCTAGCAGCCATGCCTAAAAATGTGGACTGGAAAGCGCTCGAAAACTTTGAGCAAGAAGACAACACCACCGGATCACAAGAGCTTGCGTGTGTCGGTGGAGCCTGCGAAATAGTTTAGCAATCACCTCGAGCCATGGACGGCTCACTTTCAAACTCTCCTAATTTCAACCTGTTGAGGTATTACCTATGTCTAATAAAAACACGACTTCTTTTGAAGTTGTTGAAGAGGCTGTGAACCGCAGCGTCGACCTGTTAAACAAAGTCCACGACGTTAAGTCGTACACGGAGTCGCTAGATCGCCCTACTTCTAAGCAGTATGTCGCAATGCCAGATGGCACTGTCCAGTTCCTACGCTAATGGGGACTGACCGAATGACTCTACTTCAAATCGACAATCTCATCGCCCTGCTCAAGCAGCAAAATGTGTATGACCCAAGCATGAGCCTTAAAGAGGCGCTCGCACTTCGAGCCGCTCTCAGCAGAGCTTAAGTCCGCCCTTTTTGGGCACGTAACTACACCCTTCCGATACACAATCGAAACCATATAACGAGGAGAACCTCCTATGGCAAAGCGTACCTATGTGCGTCTCACGACGGCAACAACCACTGCATCCTACTCTTACTTACGAGAGCCTGATGCCGGTCGCGAGTTCAGCGACAACAAGTACAAGACAACCTTACTCATCGATAAGAACGATGAAGAGAGTCTTGCTATTGTCCGAGACGCTTGTGCAAAAGCCGCAAAGGCTGAATGGCCCGAAGGCTTGCCTGCAAACTTAAAGTCTCCACTGCGTGATGGCTCTGACAAAGCAGACAAAGACGCTGACCTTGCGAATTACTTCATGGTCACGTTTAAAAGCCAGAAAGCACCAAGCCTTTACGACTCTGCGGGTAAGCCACTAGCAGACGACATCAACATCTTTAGTGGTGATCAAGTTCGCGTTGCAGGTGCTGCCGGAGCTTACGTTGCAGGTGGCAACAAAGGCGTCACGCTATACCTTAACGGCGTCCAGCTTGTCGAGAAGGCCGCAATGAGCGGCGGCGACGATGGCGCTATGTTTGGAAGCGTCGAAGGCGGCTTTACCAACACTAAAGCGTCTCAGCCCGAACCCGCTACGGCCGACACTGGCGCCGATGCTACGTTCAACTTCTAAGTTCGATGTGTTCATCCCAGTCGAGCCACGTCCGGCATCACGTCCGAACGTGTCTCGATATGGGGTGCGATACAGCAAAAACCATGTCGAGTACCAGCACAGCTTTAAAGCGTGGCTAAAAGACGGCGCCCAAACCGCCAACGACTGGCCATACATCCACAAGCAGCTGTGCGTTGTTGAGCTCGAGTTCATTTCGACCAAGGCTCGCACAAGCAAACTCACAACACCCCCATACGACATCGACAACGCTAGCAAGCTAATACTTGACTGCATCACCACTGCGCAACTTGTGTGGCACGACGATAAAACAGTCGTCGGTCTTCACGCGTTCAAGCGGTTTGCAGCCGATGACGAGCAAGCAGGCACAAACTTTTCTGTGTATCTCAAGGAGGCGTAGATGAAGCGCTTTAATAACTGCTGCAGACGAATATTCTGCCTACCCATCGCCCTCGTAGGGCTACTAAGCGCCGCTACATCTGTCGCATTCGCGAGTCTGTCTACAGTCTGCGTCAAGTTTTGCACCTGGTTTTGCAATGA